TTACAAATACTGGGAATAACTATTTTGCAGACGCAACATCTGGGTATTTTTTTGCTGGGGGAGGTAGTTTTGCAAATGGCATTTATGGTTACGGCACAAACAACGCCAGAATAGATACTAACTCACAAATAAGAATTAATATTGCCTCCAACGGAGACATCAGTTTCTACAATGACTCTGCGGCACAAGGCTTGTTCTGGGATAGTTCTACCTCGCGACTAGGGTTGGGCGTTACGAATCCAAGTAGCATTTTAACTGTAGATTCTGGAACAGCAACAGGGGCGGCATATTCCCCTACAAATTTCAATAGTGCCGCTCAAATAAAAATTGATGTAGCCTCTGCTCAAAATAACTATGCAGGGATTCAGTTTACTCACTCAGGAAACACCGAAGGTTTTATCGGTCTTGTTCGTCCTAGTTCGACTACTGCTGAAGCTGATTTCGTAATTCAAGGTTATTCAAGCAGTGTTTCAGGGTATAGAGAAAAATTAAGAATATCAGATAATGGCAACGCCACATTCTCAGGTAGCGTGAGTTCTACAGGCGCAACAACTGTTAACACAGATTCCATTAACATTGGTTTCACCGCCCCTAACGGTGAGATTAAGGTTAAAAACAGCAGTGCCTCGCCTGCCGCTAATTTAGATTTTTATACCACGAATACTAGCGGCACTACATCTTTGGTACAGCGTATTACGCATGACGGTCGCGTGGGTATTGGTAACAGTATCGCTAGTTCGTTTAACGCGGGTGCTAATAATTTAGTTATTGGTAGCGGTAGTGGTTCAGAAGGGATGACAATATATGGTGGCGGAGAAAGCAATATATTCTTTGCTGACGGGACTGCAGGATCAGCCGCTTATGTAGGAAGAATTGAGTATTCGCACTCCGTAGATAAGATGTTGTTCTATGTAAACAATTCACAAGCCATGACCATAGACTCATCAGGCAACGTGCAAGCAAGACGAGCAAGAAGTAACACCGCAGGAGAAGTTGCATTAAGCTTACAGCCATCTGATAGCACAATTCATTATGGTTTTAGAATTGACTCAGCTACTAACTCTTTTAATCTTGATAGAGTTGACTCAGCGGGGCAATTACTCAGAGTAGATATTTCAGGCAACGCCACTTTCTCAGGTAGCGTGACAAGCACAGGGCTTACTGTAGAAAAAATTGGTGACGCAACTGCACCAACCGTTGCATTAACAACTACATCTAGTAACACCTTTAACCATGCAATAAATGCGTTTGCCCCAAATCTCACTACTGGTGAAATAAATTTAATTGCTGTAGGAAAAGAGGGAAGCGCAAAAAACTCAGGCTACATTGGTTTTAAATACAATGGAGACGGAAGTAACTCTAATTTACTTACGTTTGGACATTGGGCGGCTGACAATTTACTTACCATTAGCGCATCAGGAAATACAAACATCCCCAACGGCTCCCTTATGGTGGGAAGTACCACTGCTCCTGATAGTCAACTCCATATCAATGATGGATCAAACACTAATGATCATCAAATTATGTTTAGTTATCAAGACAACAATACTCATTCTATTGGTCGTGATCATGGTACGGGTTTGTTTGAATTTACGGCATTAACAAATAACAACGGATTTAATTTTATTGGTGCAGGTCCAAACGCGAATACTAATATATTTGCCGTTAATACATCTCAGCTTACAGTAAACGGAGATAATGGCAACGTCAACATTGGCTCATCCCTAATGGTGGGAAGCACCACTGCTCCTACAGCACGTTTTCATTTGAAATCAGCTTCCAGAGGTTCAGTTGCATTAAGAGTCACTGACTCAGATACAACCAACGATATTCTCCGAAGTGGGTCACAACCAGATGGCGATGGCTACTTACAGTTAAGAACCGTAGGTGGTGCAGGAAATGTCTTATTTGATGCCTCTGGTGATAGTTATGTTAACGGTGGAAATTTTGGTATTGGTACTAGTTCGCCTGATGCTTTGCTAGAAGTAAACAGTGGGGGAGGTATTCATTTATCTGACCACACAGCAGGTAGAACTTTAATAATTAAACCAAGTTTGACTGGTGCAATACATGAGTTTACAAGTGATAATACAACAGCAGGGTATTCTTTTTCTAATAATTCTTCTGAGTTAATGCGCATAACCTCATCAGGCACATTGCTCGTTGGAGAATCTGCCGACTTTATTGCGACTTCTACTACTGCAACAGGTTTGGCGGTAACTCAAGATGGTCGATTCACACTAAGTCGTTCAGGAACTCCAATGAATATTGGTCGGCTTGGGTCAGACGGAAGCCTGATAGACTTTTGGCGGCAGGGAGCGCAGGTAGGTAGTATTGGTAGTAATTCTGCAGGTGGTGTTCCAGTTCTTGATATAGCTACTCACCCAACATCAGGCATTATGCGAATGCTTACGTCTGGCGCAGAACGCATGCGCATCAATTCATCAGGTGAAGTGGTTATTACTTCTAGCGCAGCGCCTATAGCTCCAACTATTAAGCATTTAGGTACAACAGGCTATCTTGCAAAATTAAGAATAATAAATCGCTCTGGACAAAGTATAAATAAGGGCGGTCTGTTAGAACTAGGTGGTATAACAAATGATGAAGTAACTAGGTCAGATATTTTTGCCTCTGTTGCAGGCTTGAAAGCTAATGCTTCGAGTAATAACCGCACAGGTTATATGCAGTTTTCAGTTAGTAATGGTTCTAGTCTAAGCGAAGCCATGCGCATAGACTCATCAGGCAATCTTTTGGTGGGTAAGACTAGTTCATCCTTTAGCACGACAGGCACTGAGCTACTAAGTGATGGTGCTGTAACAATAACACGAAGTGGAACTGCTGGTGGAACACCTTTCTTTGTCAATCGACTGTCAAACTCTGGTGAACTTATTGCCATGTATCAAGACGGCGTTCAAAAAGGCAACATCTCAGTATCTTCATTAGGCATGGGCTTTGGCGGTGGTACTCGCTCATCTGACTTTTTTCTCAAAACTGATGGAACTGCGAGTTTTGCTGAGACTGTTTCTGCACCCTCTGTTGGCAAAAACAAGATTGGTCTGCAATTTGTAACGTACTCAGATTCGATTGGAGCAATCAAGCCATATTCTATAACTAACACAACAACGTCTGATGACAAAATCGACCTAGGTGAATCTAACGCAAGGTTTGATGATATCTACGCCACTAACGGAACTATCCAAACATCTGACCGCAACGAAAAGCAAGACATAGAGTCCCTTACAGAAGCCGAAGAACGTGTGGCAGTAGCTTGCAAGGGTCTACTTAAGAAATTCCGATGGAAATCAGCAGTTCAAGAGAAGGGCGATGATGCTCGTATTCACTTTGGAATCATAGCGCAAGACCTACAGGCCGCATTTGAGGCTGAAGGGTTAGACGCAGGGCGCTATGGAATGTTCACCAGTAACACATGGACAGAGGATGGCGTAGAGAAAACAAGAATGGGTGTTCGATACAGTGAACTCCTAGCATTTATTATTTCAGCAATTTAACTTTTATCAGAGGACAAGAAAATGGCAGTAGTATGGACAGTAGTACAGCTCGAAAGAAACTCAAGCGACGATGGTGTAATCGTTGCACATTGGCGAGCAAGTGATAGCGAGGAAGTAGGAACTGGTGATGACGAAGTAACTCATTACGGTAGTTCGTATGGTACTTGCAGTTTTACACCAGACCCTGAAAGCGAATCATGGGTAGATTTTGCAGACATTACAGAAGAGATGGCTGTAGGCTGGGTAAAGGATTGCGCTCAGATTACTGTAGCTGACATTGAGGCTTCTATTGCTAATCAAATAGCTGAGTCTAAGGCTCCATCAGTTGTTGCGGAGGTTCCGTGGTGAGTGATAAAGGTATTGTAATTCCTACTTGGGCTATTCCATTAGTAGTCAGTTTGTTTGTCGGTGCTATCTCTTACGGTGCGGCACAAGCTAATGCAGAGACTACTACTAAGGAAGTTAAAAGAATCGAAGTTATAGTTAAAGAGACTGCTAAGAAGGCCGCTGAAAACGGACAAGCACAAGCTGTAACAGAGACTAAGGTTGATGCAATTGTAGAGTCATTGGCTAGACAAGAAAAGATACAGGAAAAGACTAACGATCAAATTTCTGCGTTAGTACAGGCACTACTGGCTAAACAATGAAAATGGTGTTTGCCCTTCTATTCTTTGTCAATGGCGAAGTAGTTGATGAGCAGACACTTTATTATTTAAAGAAGTCACACTGTATTTATATGTGTCAAGAACTATCAAGACCTAGCAACAAGTACGAACCTGTTGACTGCAAGTGTCAGGTTCAGTGGGTCGATGTAAATAGTACGGTAATACGATGAAACAATTAGTGTTTGCATTAATGCTTGAAACACTTACTGCTGACGGTCTTGTAATAGAGACAGAAGAGTATGGTGTATGGGCAGATGTAAACAAATGCACATACTTTAGTAGGAGTATAAGCTTACAAGGTATTGAAGGCACAGCAGGAATTACATTTAAAGAAGCATACCCTGTACCTGTAAGGGCTTATTGTAAACCTAAATATGTAGACCCAGAGACAACGGAAATATTTGAATGATTTCAGGTCAAGATTGGTCGGATTCAAACACTTGGTGGGGTCTTGCACTAGCCCTTGTTATTTTTGGGTTTGCGCTATATGCAGTATTTTTTTAACTTCTATAATGAAAAATTTTAAGGATAAAATAATGATCGGAGAAACTAAGGAAGTAGTGGATATAGCGGCGGCTTCAACAGCAGTATTAACACTAGGCGCATGGCTACCACCTATTGCTTCTTTGTTTACTATTGTTTGGTTAGGTTTACGTATATATGAAAGTGACACTGTTAAACAACTATTAGGTAAGAAATAATTATGACTACTCTATTAACTAAAGTAAGTTCTACAGCGGACGCAGTGCCTACCGCAGGAAATCTTACACAAACTTCAAGTGGCGCTGAGTTAGCAGTTAATACTGCTGATAAAAAACTATATTCAAAAAATAGTTCTAACGCTGTAGTAGAAATAGCAGGAGCATTGCAAGCTTATCCTGTAGGTGCTGTTTATATTTCCGTTAATGCTCAGTCACCTGCTGATTTATTTGGAGGTACTTGGGCTGTCTTTGGCGCAGGCAGAGCGCTTGTAAGCTTAGACGCTACTGACACTGATTTTGATACAGCGGAAGAAACAATAGGTGCTAAAACACACACGTTGACTGTTGATCAAATTCCTAGCCATACACATACTGTTCAATATGATAATGAACCTAATATGGAAAAACAAGGAAGCGGCGGACATATTATAAGTGAATTAGACGGAACATCATTAACTAGAGCAACTACAGCAACTGGTGGTGGACAAGCTCATAACAACATACAACCGTCCATTGTTGTATACATGTGGAAAAGGACTGCATAATGTCCATCATTACTTCATTAATTGGCCCTGTCTCAGGTTTACTGGATAAATTTATAGAGGACAAAGATAAAAAGAATGCGCTTGTGCATGAAATTACAACAATGGCAGAAAAACACGCACAAGAACTTGCTAAAGGGCAAATTGAAATTAACAAGATTAGCGCAGGACATAAGTCGCTTTTTGTCTCTGGTTGGAGACCTGCTGTTGGGTGGACTTGTTGCCTTGGCATGGCGAGTAACTTTCTTCTTATCCCGTTGGCAAACTTTGCGCTTGCTTTATCCAAGTCTACAATCGTTGTTCCTTTAATTGATTTGTCAACAATGATGCCTGTACTTCTTGGTATGTTAGGACTAGGCGCAATGAGAACAGTAGAAAAAACAAAAGGGGTTCAAAGGAACAACTAATGAAATTCACAAAGCAAGGATACATACTCTTATGACTTATTTACAACTTGTACAAAGTGTACTAAGGCGGCTAAGGGAAGACGATACAATTACGTCTGTGTCGGATAACAGCTATTCTAAGTTAATAGGAGAGTTTGTAAACGATGCTAAAAGGATTGTAGAGGACTCTTGGGATTGGTCTTCGCTACGTACAACATTTACTATTAACACAGTAGCTAATACATTTAGTTATCAGCTAACTGATTCGGATGTCAGCCTTAAAACACTGGATGTTATTAATGATACATCCAATTACTTTATGAGACCTGTGTCATCCCACTGGATGAACAATGCTTACTTAAACAGCGGTGTACCTAATAGCTCACCTGTGTACTACTCTTGGAATGGCTTTAGTGAGACAGGGGAAGCTTTGATTGACCTATATCCTATACCTGACAAAGAGTATATTATACGTGTTAATGCTGTGGATAAAAAAGCACCTATGGTTGCTGACAGTACTAACTTGTATGTTCCTTCTAATCCTGTAATACATTATGCAGTAGCTTTGGCTTCAAGGGAGCGAGGGGAAACTGGTGGTACATCCTCAGCGGAACTGTTTGCTATTGCAGATCAA